GAGTAACATTGTAAGAACGAACCATCCATGCTTCCTTTTCCATGCTTTCAATCATGTCCTCGAGGAAGTTAAGAGTGGCGAGGTCATTCTCGGGGATTTGTTTGTGAATGTCTCTGATAGAGCGTATCAACTTATCCCAGTCGTCACGAATGATTTTCCACATGTCAAGAGCCTGTGGAACGGCTTCACCCATACCGAATTCTTTGATGTGGTTGTTTTGTAACATTGCTTCCATAGAACCCAGCGGACGTTTACCCAGAGCACGGATACGTTCAGCAACATCATCAACACGTTCAATTTCTTCTTCGTAGAGTTTCAGCATAGCCTCGTGATAGGAACCAAACGAGTCTCCTACGACATTCCAATGAAACTGCCAAGTCTTCAGCATAAGCGTGAAGTGGTCAGCAAGTAAACCATTCAGCAAGAGGGCACTACGTTCGAGTTCCTCTTCAGTTAAACCAGTCTTAATCATTTTCCTTTAATATTAAAGAGTTTATAAACAGTTATATAACGAGTACAAAGGTACAAAGAATAAAATCTTCAGGAAAATCTAAGAATATTCCGGATAAATCATTGGATATATCAAAAGAATGACTAACTTTGTTGCGTCAAACAATAAATCAACGGAATAATATGAAGACTTTAATAGAATTAAAACAGGCTGCTGAGAGTAAAGGTTTACGGTTCGAAGTAAACAAGTGGGACCCGACTATCAGACGTTGGGAAACCGATAAAGTTCCTAATCCTGACTTTATGAAAATAGAGATTGGTATTGAGTACCGTCCTAACATCTGGGCATGGTTTGACGGGTTCTGTAAGGAAGATGTCAAGGATGATGATTTAACCCTGTTCTTCCGGGAAACGTATAATCAAGTATGCGGTCGACAGAATAAGACTTGGAGAAGAGGCTTCAAAGTTGAGCGACAACTGTTTGGAAATGATAACTAATAACCAGAGGGAGTTCACGCTCCCTCACAAATAATTTCGTAGATATGAAAGATGAACCAAGAAACAGAAGTGTGTGGGAACGTATGAAGATGGCGTTCCGTCTATTGTTTAGTGTTAAAGCGTTGGAGCCTGTTTATAAGGAAGGCTGGGAAGATGGTCGTAGAGGACTCTATGACGATTATAAGGTCATGAAGGAAACCATTGAGCCATTCGTGAAAAAGGTTCATGACACGGCTTGGCACGGGGATAGTGCTATTACTATACCAGGAATGATTCCAACGGAACTGTATCGTATGCCGTTCCTTCCAGTTGAGGATTTCCTTGGTGCCGGAATAGTTGCTGGACATGATTGTCCTCCGCAACAAATTGAGTTGAGATATCAGGTATATAGACAGAATACGCTCGAGAAAGCGTTTCAGGCGGATAGACGGCTTGCGCATGATATCAATTACGGATATGTAGAAGCCTCTAAATGTCTTGCGAAGTTCCTGTTAGAAAATGGGTTTGTGAAACATCGTGTTATCGCTAATTCGGGAAGCCCATACCCGACATTCGTATTCTTCACGAATGTGATGAAACAGGTATAATCACGTTATAATAATGCGGTAAATCTGCCGTTGGATTGCACTTAAATATTGCGAGGTTGAGCCGGACTGGGAAGTTCGGCTCAATTTATTTTGAAGAATTCCCGAGGAAACTCTTTGATATCTCAATCTGAACCACTACATTTGTACAGTCAAATCAATAAAACAATGTAATATGGAATTCAAAGAACAATCCGTCCCGACTGGTATCTTGCTTAAGATACGTAAATTACAGGCTCTTGCCGAAAGAGGAGTAGGTGGTGAAGCCACGAACGCAAAAATCCTATTGTCTGCCTTGTGCGAGAAATACGGTATCGATGAGTCAAAACTTGATGAAGAAGAGAAACAGTGGTATGAGTTCGAGATGAGAACATCAGTCCAGAAACTGTTCTTACAGTTGTACGCCAGTATATATGGAACGACTGAACGCTATCTCAAGGAAGTTGAACTGTGGAAGAGAGGTCGTAAGAAGATAGTGAAATGTAAGTTCACCCGTGCTGAATATATTGAGTTTAGTCAGATGTGGGAATGGCACAGAAAGAACTATCTGGCTGAACGTAAACGCATGAGAGAACTGTTCCAGATAGCCTACTACGATAAATTCAAGATGTATCCTTCGGAGACCTGTGATGAGTATGAAGCCCAGCGGTCAAAGAAGAAAGACAGTGACCTCACAATGGAAGATATATTAGCAATAAACATGATGGCAGCAGCCTGTAAGAACAAATCCTTCTACAAACAAATAGGAGAGGCAAACGACGACGAAGACGACGATTAATGATTTCCCCGAAAATAATCGGGGATTTCTTTTGATATGTCAATCTTTATACATATATTTGCTTCCGTAAATCAAACAAGTGTAATCATGAGAAAGAAAACATCACATCGCGAGAAGGACTTCGGTCTGGTTCAAAGAGCCTTATGTGGCGACCAGGATGCCTTTACAACGATATTCAAGAAGTACAATGTTATCCTCACTATTCAGATTGGTGAGATTATCAATGACAAAGATTTAACAGCCGACATCGTAATGGAAACTTTCGAAAAGGCTTTCGAGCGGTTGGAACGCTTTCAACCAGACTATCAATTGAGTGCGTGGTTAGTTCGTATCGGTAGGAACTGTGCGATAGACTATTGTCGTAAGAAGAACCGAGTGAATATCGTCAGCATTGATGAGGGGTTCGACGATACCGAGGATGACCGACCTACGTTACAAGTAATAGACGACAGCCGTACACCTGAAGAATCCCTGTCGTTCAATCAGCGAATAGAATATGTAAAGAGCGTCATGCAGAAGATGCCGTCGACATCAAGACGGGTTATTCAGATGCGGTTCTTTGATGACTTCACCTACGAAGAAATGGCTGATGAACTGGGGTTCACTCTTCAACAGGTCAAGAACGCTATGCATAGAGCGAAGCGAGACCTCATTGAACTTATAGAGTTGCAGGCATACGATGATGTCCTTCACAAATAAAAGAGGAGTTCGTCATAACGCTATACAGGTATGAGAATGACAAGTTATTTCAGGTCTCTTGTTAAGTCAGGGACATTGGACAGCAGTAAATCGTTTGCCTTGCTGCTGTCCGTAATTATAGGAGCCATCATTGGTTTAGTGGTGTGCTTCTGTCTTATTTGGGACGTCGTGACCAACGGGTACATCAAGACAAATTTAAACGAATTGGGAGTGTTCCTATTGTGTGCAGGTGGCTTCATGGTTGGTGGCGGGATAAACAAGGTATTTGGCGAAAAGTATTTTAAACATCAAAAACCAGAGAAGAATGAAAAAGAAGTTTAAAGCGAAAGTTTCAGGAATGTTTGACATCGTTCAGTTGGGCGATGATACATTCAGCGAGGTGGTAGATAAGTTGAAAGCCAACGACTACCATATTGACCAACAGTTCACGAGCCGTGAAGAGTGTTATATCGAAGCCATAGGCGACGGTGGAACAAAGTGTGTATCCCGTGGGGATATGGTGTTCACGGACGAAACGGGAGAGTTATTTATCATGTCTGAAAAACGATTCAACGCAACGTATGAAGAAGTGGAAGAAGATTCAAAAATCCCTAATCAGGAAATGGCGGCAGACCCTGTGTGATTGGTTCGGTCATCAGCCTGTAACAGTTATAGAAGAACGCTGGCGTGGTAAACAGAACATTCTGAGCCGTAAAGGAGGGAAGCCTCGCAAGGGAGGACACTATGTAACAGGTCATTATCAGAAGTGTCGTAGATGTGGTAAGAAATTGAGTAACTTTGCAAGATGTTGGTAATATGTTAAAGATGAAGTTTTGGTTCGAAGGGAACCAGTTACAGCCTGACTGCAACATTCACGGAGGCTGCAAGATAGGGAGTTCAGCCTGTCATGCCTGTCCTCACTGTGTACGGGTAAACAGCAAAGACCAGGAAGTTCTGTGTCTTGGCGATGGCTCAGGGTATAAAGAAGTCAAGTTGGAAGAGTTGAGGGTTGGCGACAGGTTCAAGACAGTGAAGAACGTGTACGGGACTCTCTATACAGTACGAGAAATCAAGAGTGGGAAAATATTAGTTGATAGCGACGTTACATCAATGTCAGTAATAAAGAACTTCGATAAGGTGTTCTTACTTCCTATAAGCGAATAACAGTAACAATCTGAATGAGGTTTCAGCACGTGTGGTAAAAGTTTCTTAGAACGACCGTATGATGCCTCATTTAAAAGATAGAAAGGAGAGGAGATTATGGTTTACAAAGATTCAGCCGGAAAAGAAATTCATGAGGGCGATAGCCTGATGGATTTAACCCCAGGATTCGTTGGGGAAATCTCGGAAGTGTTTCTTGATGAAGACGAGGGCGAGTTGGCTGTCAATCAAGACGGAACGACCATTTACCTGTATGAAATGAATACAGAGGTGGACAGCCTGATTGTCAATGAAGAAACGATGAACATCGAAAAGGAGGAAGGTGATGGCGAAGAGGAATGTGCCGTGATAGACACTACTATCGGAGTTGAGCCTGAGAACCTGTACCGCTATTATGGAACACGTGAGGAATGCCTCGTGTATATTCAAGAACATTTAAACGAACCTAATTTGGGGATAATACCATGATACACTTCGCTCAGAACAATGACATCATCATTGGTGTCGACTTCGGTCACGGTAACGATATCGCAGTGAAGACCACGGCAAAGGTTCACGAGGATGGTAGGCTTGAAATACTGAAATCGGAACGGATAGGAAGAACCTGTGATATCAAACAGGAACATCGGGATAGAATAATTGAAGAATTAAAACAGTTCAGCGATGGCACTTTACAGCAATTGGAACGTCCTGACGCTCCCTATTAAAGCCGACGGAAAGTATAAGATTGGTGATACGTATCACGTGTTAGATGAGGAATATCCTAAATTTTGGAAGTTCGATGGATTGGTGATACGAAATATTGATTATTCATGGGGTGTTCGCTTACATTTCAGCCTGAAGGATTGGTTAGAAGC